GCTTACCGGAGACCCACGCCTTTGCCCGCCCTATCACGTTGTCGGGGTCGTCGCCGTATGTGCTGTGATTATATAAAGCAACTCCCATTTTGTTAAAACGTGTCAAATCCCAACTTGCGACAGGGATGACCGTCCCGTATGAGTCTCTCGTTTCGTCGCTAAAGACAAAAGGGATCGTCCTCGTTTTTACTGCCTCACTCTTTTTCATTATTGTCTCTTATTTTGTTTTCATTTCCCGGATAAAGCATCTCGTCCAAACCCTCTATGGGGTTCATGTACTCCATTTCCCGCACCTCGTTGCGACTCATCCATCCGCTCAGCACGGCTTTCTGGTAATACCCCGCCCGCGTGTTCAAATCTCCTCTTAACAGCCCGTCCAAGTTGAATTTCGTCTCCACCGTCTCCCGCTCTTTGTCGAATAGCAATTTACGGTCAAGCTCTTGTTCATACATCTTGACGGTCGGACGGATATAGTGTTTGACGAACTCGATATCCTGATGCTCTATGTTTGAGAAGGTCGAACGGGATAAATCCGCCAACAGGTGCGGCGGTACCATGAAAATTCGTGCCACGTCTTGTATCGACAGGGTCTTGCTCTCAATCATCTGCGACGAGTCGGGCGCGGCTGTGATGTTCTTCCACTTGAATCCGTGTGTCAATAATGGATTCCCGTATCGTTTCGACTCCTCGAAGTTTTCCAGGAATTTTTTCGCATTCTCCTTGTTGATGCGCTCTTCCGTCTCGATGACCGCCCGGATGTTGCCTTTGTTCTCGAAATACTCGTTCCCGAACTCCTGCGCCCCGATGCCTGCCGCAATCGCCCCGGCGTTATAGTCGATAGGGTTCACGCCTTTTATCCCATCGACGGAATAAAAATAAAAATGCAGCATGTCCTCGTCCGAATAAACCCCGTCATGGTATTTCGTCCCGAATACTTTGTAGTATTTTTTATCGTTATGCAGGGTTATCAGTACCTGGGTAGGATGGACGGGGATTAACGCCGTCGGCGTAGCCGCCGCATCTCGCTTGATGATGACGCAGCCGTTTCCCCACCCATCCACGCAGGTATTGATGAAATTCCAAAAAACAAACGGGTTCTGATATGGGTTAGGCCTGGATTTTATCAGCTGGTATACCGGATGGTAGTCAGCTGTCTTGCGTTTTCCCCCGGACAAGCTGTATAAGGTTTTAGGCAAACTCGCAATCGTGTTGCTTCTCAGCCTGATGGCTGCGTAGACCGCAGAGAAGCGCATGGCCTTTTCGGTGGTCATGCCGAATTGCAAGCCTGGTCCCGTCGACTGGAACGAATACGAAGCGGGGGGAACGCTTCCGCCTCCGTCCCGGACCTCAAAAAACCTATCTATGATTTTCCGTATTCCCAGCATCTCTTTACTTGTTTGTCGCAAACATAATATATTTTAGTGATAAATCATCGTGTTAGCATTTATTAAGAACACGGAAGAAGCCTTCCATGCTTACAAATCATAGTCTGGTGTGAACTCCACCACCACGTGCGCCACCATTTTCCCCGTCCCGTCGCATTTTTTGCACGTGGTCCACCTTTCAAAGTCATCGGAGTATCCTCCCTTTCCGTTGCAATGTGGGCATGGTATCCCGTAATAGAAAAAATGTTCCCGGGAGGGTGTGTGCCGCTCCAATGTGATCTCAATCATGTGCCTGCGTCTGCTCATTTCTTTTGCTTCTTTTTTTTGTTTCTACGAATTTCTCTTCCCCTGTCGGAAATTCCAACTCGGAACACCTCACGCATCTCGATGTGTTGATGATTGCCGTGTGTTCCCTGCGGTCGATGTCGTCCACCTTGTATGCCGTCCCTTTGTGCACGACAACGCTCCCGATTTTCACTGTCTCGTTAAACTCCTTTATCGTCATATCTTTAAAATTTAATGTAAGTCGGACCGATGTCTGTATATCCGTCAATGTCGGTAGACATGTACGCCCCATAGGCGTTCGCCATCGCCACGCACCCGTCTATCTTCTCCGCGCTCCGTTTCTTGTCCATCTTGATGTTGTCGTTCGCGTCACGGTATATGACCACGTTGCGGAACATCCATCTGATGACTGGATTCCCCATCAAATCCACCTTACCGGCCGACACGTCCGATTCCATTTTTTTTGTGGGTTCGCTCATGTTCTGTATCCCTTGCGAGAACTCGTCAAGGATATCATCAAACCCCTCTTTTTGCAATCCCTGTATGACTCCATGGTACGCCTTGGCCGGGTCAAATGCGAGGCTTTGCACATCGTAGTCCCGTAAGATCTTGGACAAATCCGCCACCATTTCGTCTATGTCGATCACGTTCCCGTTTGTGACCCGGATAAACCCCTCTTTCTGCCACTGCCTGTAATCCACATGGTCTTCCTTCTCTTTCACCTTGTCTTCGGGTATCCAAAAATAAAACAGGGCGGCAGGGATGTCCCGTTCCGGGAAATAAAGGCATAGGGCGTTTATATCGACATGGGACGCCAAGTCCAATCCGGCGTAGCATACGTCTCCCCTTAATTCGCCTTCGGTCGTGCCGTAATCGCACTTGGCGACCAGTTCGTCCCGTATCCAAACGTCTGGAGCATCCACCCAGAGGTTTAAGTTCTTTGTCTTAAAATTGACCTCTGTCGTGCTTCCCTTGTTTATCGCCGCCTCGAACTCCATTCGCATGAAATCCTCGTAGACCGATACCCCTAAGTTGGGCGAGGCTTTATGCCACACCTCCGGGTCTTTCCAATCGTCTTCCGGGTCGGGGCAGAAGATAAGGACAAACGTATGCCCGTCTTTTTTCACCCCTTTAAGGATATCGATGTACCCCCTTCGCATTTGGTAGTAAGGCGAGTTCATGTTGAATCCGGCCGTCGTGATTGAGAATATCAATGGCTGACGACGGGCACCCATCCCGGAGCGGATAAGATTGTAAATATCATCCGTGACCCATGCGTGCATCTCGTCGCAAATGGTGAAATGGGGGTTCAGCCCGTCCTTGTTCTTCGTTTCTTTCGACAGCGGCTTGTAGAAAGATGCCGTCTTTTCGTACGCAATGGAAGTTTTCCATATCGTCAGCATCTTTTGCAGCACCGGGCTTTGCTCTACGATTTTGCACGCCGCCCTCCAACATATCGCAGCCTGGTCTTTGTCTACAGCCGCGCTAAAAATTTGCGCCCCCTGCTCTCCATCAGCGACAAGCCCGTACAAGGCAATGATTGCCCCTAGCATGGTCTTCCCGTTTTTCCGGGGCACTTCTATCGCCGCATACTTGAATCTCCTTACGCCTCCCGCCGTCTTCCAGCCAAACAGGGACCACAGGATGAAGCACTGCCAGCCCTCCGGCACGAACTCCTGTCCGGCCCATTCGCCTTGATAGTGCTTGATGAGCTGGCAAAAGGCGAGCGCCCGTTTTGCGGCACGCTCGTCGAAATAAATTCCAAGCTCCATCGCATGATCCACGTCTGACACATGCCGCTGTACGGCTAACAGCTCCAGCTCCCCTGCGTTGCGCTTGCCGGACAACACGTCGTCGATATACGCCAACGCCTTGTCCTTATAGATTTCCTCCTTCCGTTTTTTCATGCAGTCAAACACTAAAAAGGCAAATCCCCGATTTCATTTATCACTTCGCCTACCGTCCTTGCTTCTGCCGCCTTGTTCTCCGATTTATACGGGCGCAAGTTGCCAAAATACGGTATGGATTTTAATTCGCCTTCATTGAGCAATGTCCGCACCTCTTTCGGGTAGTTCTGCTTTATGGAGTGGGTGTCCCCGTACTGTGATGGCTGTTTGTTCTCCCATGCCATGAAATCGACATACACGCCTTTTGCGTTCCCGGCATCGTCTGTCGATACAAACAGGCAATTGTCATCGATAGGAATGAACACGCCTTTTTTCTTCATCGTTTTCCCTTGCATGTTCACGATACATGCGCTTTTGAACCTCAATAGGTTCATCTTTCCTGTGTAATTCATACTGATTTTTATTTTATGTGACTAAATATTTCTTCCAAATCGTCTTTGTCATCCGCAGGCTCTTGGTTTATCCGTTGCCGGGACACAGGCGTAAAACCGAATTCCGCACCTATCCTGTTGACGTGTTCCACCATCTGCCTGTACAATGATATTTCAGGCGGGGCTACGTATCCGATAAGTTGCCCGTTTTTGTCAAATTTCTCCTTAGCCGGCTCCCTCATGCCGTCCAAGCACGAGAATAAGACATCGAGCGAATTGGCATAGACCGCCAAATGTTCCAAGTCCAATTCGGTCAAGACCCGCAGGGCTATAAGCTGGTTCGCCTTAGTCTTGAAAATGGCTTTAGCCCGCTTGGTCGGCAACAGCTTCATCCTCGATGCGGATGTTATCTGCCGGATATCCGTCAGCTTTTCCACGCCGTCATCCCCCGCCATCCGGCAAGGCTGGTCGGTGCCCCGGATCACCTTAATTTCGTCCGGTAACGGTTTACGCCCTCTCCCCATATTCTAAAACCTCCAATTTTGCACGCACGCAAAGCGAGT